CTCCTATGGGATCAACTAGGTGCCCGGTTTAGTATGCCCGTGTACTGAAGATGTTAGGTTCAGCTGTGGGCCTAACCCTACGAACTGCTGCGATGTTCGTGAAGCTAGCGAGAGAAAAGGCGCTCTTTCGTGAAGCATGCTCAAGCGCAATAGTGCCCAATGTTAGTACAACAACGGGCAGCAAAACCTCCTCGTTAGGAGTGGTTCTAGATGATTATCAAATAAGTCATCGTGAGGACAAAACCTGGGTGACCAGCTCAGTCGGCTTTGTTAAGTGGCTGTATGGTTTGTCGGGGTGCGAAGGTGAAGTACACGTACGTGACAGGCCTAGGTTGGGTAGTTGGCTCAAAGTAGGACGAGTGGTTGCTGTGTGGGTAGTGACGGGCGTTGCCCTCCAAACCCTCGCAACCAGCGTCAGGCGATGGGTCGGCAAACCAGCCAAAGCGTCGGTACAGGTGGAACACGACGCAGTATGTGCAGTGCGGGTCATACCCGCTGCTGCTGGGGTTGCTGGTGCAGTTGATGGGCATCCAGCTTGTTTGGGGGGGCGGTGCAATTGGTCAGAAGATCTGGTCGCAACATTGAAGGTGGCTTCGGCGTTACAGCCGCGCACCAAGGAGTTGCTAGCCAGCTTGAACAACAAAGCAGATGCTTGGGCCAGAGACAACGGCGTTTCACGTCGTTGTTTAGCCAAGATCAAACCGCTGTCAGTTGCGAAGGCTTTCGAACTGGACCCGAACGAGCAGCTTGCGTTGGAGGTTTTGGGGGGCGACAGTGCCACTGAGGGTATGCGTAGGTTGACGCGACGACACTTAGTGGCAGGCACCAAAAACTATTCAATGCTGGATGTCTTATTCTGCAAAGCCACAATCTCAGAGTGGTGGTATGGCACTGAGAAGAACATACTAGGGGATTAGGTTCGCCCTCAACTAGTTAAAAGACTTCATGCGCGGAACACAACGTTCGGGGTGGACGCCAGATGGAAGGTCAAGTCAACTGGGAGTGGGGCATGCCGGGATAGTTACTTCCGGCGCCTAATACCGCAACCAAGCTGGGGTGTAACCACATCGTTGCACGCGAGTTGCATCTGCACTGAGCGGATGGCCGTGAACAAACGAGTTTTGGTTGTACCGCCACAAACAACACGTGCCGGAAACATGCAGTTGGATAACACTTTCAGGTTATTCAAGCTGAAGTTTCGCGGCCACCTCCTAGCTTCTCTGAGCCCAGAAGAAGTTTTGCGAGAATTACCAGCGTCCAAACGCAAGCTCTACGAACGAGTTGCTGAGGACCTCTCAATCAATGGGTTTACCAAGGCCGATGCTAGTGTTAACCTGTTCGTCAAAGCCGACAAACTGACTGGGCGTAGTACCTACCCCAGCAGACCACGAGCCATCCAGGCTCGCACGCCAAGGTTCCATTTCACCATAATGTCATATCTCAAGCCCATTGAGCCTGTCATTTATCAGTGGAACGGGCCACCCCGTGGGATCACTAAGAGTAGGGTGATCGCCAAGGGTCTAGACAACATTGCAAGAGGCAAATTGTTGTTGGAAAAACTGTCAAAATTTACTCGACCCGTAGTACTATCATTAGATGCTGCGTCATTCGATTCATGCCAAACTGCAAGGCACTTACTCCGAGTTCATTCACTTTACCTGAGTATGTTGCACACCAGACAATTTGAGAGCATGTTGGCGATGATGCGGCATAATAAGGTTAGTTCAAGAAACGGGTTGAAGTATAGGGTTAAAGGCAACAGGTGTTCAGGGGATGTTGACACTGGGTTGGGTAACTCTATTTTGATGGTGGGTCTAACACATGCAGCAATGTCGATGATCGGGGTGGCCAAATGGGACATGATGTGCGATGGGGATGACAACGTGTTGATAATGGAGGGAGCAAATGCCCCAGCGACGCAGGACGTGCTGGATGCTTTCACTTCATTGGGATTCAACATGACGTGCGATTTGGAGACGGGCAGAGACGGG